AATCCCTTCAGGGGCAGAAAGAATAGAGGGTGCCTGTTACTTCTGAATAATATTAGCGTTAAGCCATTCTTCATACCAATCCACTGATTTCTTGAAATTCATACCGGGTTGAAAAACAATAGGACGGCGTTCACGCATAAAGGCTACTACGGGTTGTTGAGGTTGCTTCCAAAGCGTCATCAAGAACATGAGGCAGGCCGCAGCGGAGCGTTGCATTCCAGCAGCACAATGGATTAATATGACCTTGCCCTCATGGTACTCACGCAGGAGTTTGTAGACAATTTCAGGGCTCCACTTTGTCATATTGTCTATCTCTTCTTCTTGTAGGTTGTCATCTACGGGCACCCGGTAAAACGTCATTTGTTGAGGAAGTTGAATAAAGGGAATATCCTTGGTACAATTAAAAATAACATTAACTTTTTTTTCAGTAAGGAAGTTTTCATCTAAGGCAGCACGGATTCCGCCGAGCCAAAGACGGTCGGGGATTATTTCTGTTGCGGCAGAACTATCTGGACCAAGGAGCGGCATCTAATCCACGGCCTCAAATGAATCTTGCGAATTTACCGGAGCATCCGCGGCTCCAGCTGACTCGGGTGCGGCTGCGACTGGGGGAATGGGAGGCAACGGAAGAATGAGCGAATTCAACATCATCAAGTTGTACTCAAGGTCAACAGCTCCTTCCACATCTTGAAGAACATTGTTCCATTCAGAGGAAATCTCAAAATTTTGATTTACTAGTGGACTATTAATTTGGTTGTTAAAATAAGCCAGAAGAGCATGGCTTGTATCAGTATAGACATGCTGAATGACTGGTGCTACAGCAGGAGGGGGAGCTTCAGCAACCTCCACCGCTGGAGTATTCTCAACTGTGTCCTCAGAAGAGTCAGTTTCCTCCCCATCAGAATTGAGGCGAATAGCAGACTGTACAGCACAAATCAAGGCTGCCTTCCTTGCCTTTGAATACTTCTTAACAGCGTGAAACGTATTTGCCCATAGAGTCCGCACCATCTTCTTGAGCACTTCTAGATCTCCCCAGTCAGAACGATTGAAGTACTTGAAACGGGAATACTGAACAAGGTCGGGGAGAATATCCTGCCACTTCTTGATCATTTCGTTGTTCTTCTCAGTCGGCTGCAAAAGAATCCACCGAGGAAGTTCCACTTCCAAGTCATCTCGTGGCATACTGGGATACAATCCAGCAAACTCCTCAATCATATCAAGCCACATCTCAATTGCGTCCTGCAGATGGATCTCTGTGAAAAGTTCACGGCACGCATAAAGTGTAAGTTCAGGGCGATTCTTGACAATCAACTGCTGGAGACAGAACTTTGCCTCTTGGAACTTAGTAAGAATATAGGGAACAGGCTTTCGGTTCTTGCCGCACCAGGTATAGAGTTCATAGATAATGTGCTCAATCTGACCCTGTGAAAAGGGGGCGTTAGTCGAGGGATTCTTTGGCCAAAGAGGATCGGGAAAACCGTACTCTGAATGGTGGAGATACATCGTCATGCTCTTAAGAAGTGTTTCACCGTGAATCCTATAAGAGCAGCGATTCTCAAGGTCAGTCCACTCAATACAATTCTTTGGAGAAGGATCCTCCATGGTAATATAATTCGGAATGGAAAGCATCTTCTTCTGAGACTTCCTGTAAAGGAAAGCGTTCACAAGCCGAAGCATCTGATGACGAATCTTGACATAACTATTCCAGATATCCATCAGATTATCTCGTGACTTGGTCATTGTATTTTTGGCGGCGGGAACCTGAAACTTAAATTCGGAGGGCGTGGCCTTAAAAGCATTATAGTCACCCTGAAGGAGTTTATTCATATAAACATTCAACTTCCTAAAAGGAAGACTTACTAAGAGTCGTAACTGAATTCCATAATTAGTCGTACATTCGGAAACTAGATGCCGAAAGACACGGACATATCCTGGTTGGCAGGGCTTAGCATAAAACTCATCAATCGTCATAGGATTAAAGAGAATGATGTCCTCTGTCCTCTTCTTGATTGTAAAGTAGCGATTAGTTGCCGTAATGAGAATATGATGATCATATTCCAGTTCCTGCTCCTGCGGCTGTGCCCGAAGACGAGCACGTCTCTCCCTTCCGTACGCCCTCATAGCGAAGGGGCCATGGCCTACCGCAAACTGCGGATCAGTCCGAGCCCGAGTTGTGTTCTGCTCGGGCAGGTCCAAGTCTTCATGCGGCTCAAAACTGATGGTAGGTGCTGCGACACCCACATTACTGAAATCTAAGACACGAGCAATAGGATCAGACATTTTCACTGATTACCTCTCCTGTGTGCTGCGGTTTCAATTTTTTAGTGGCTAAATATTGCTTTCTATAGGCATCTTGGTTGCGTTCGTTAACATGAAGAATATAGTTTGTTTCGGACTCTTTATCTAGCCAAAGTTTACCTTCTAGCAGAGTCAAATCCTTAGAATAAAACTTCTTCCGAAGAGGATGCCAAAGAATATGTTCCTGCGTTGGTTCATGATAGTACCACTCAAGTTCAGGCTTTCCAGCAAGATCCTCCTTCTTGACAAAATGAACATCATGGGCTCTTTCTTCATAAAACCTATTATGAGTTTCACAGGCGAAATGACCTAGTATCTGACGATTGGGGCACTGTCGGTAAATCATAGATACCGAATCAAGACGCCATATTTGGCATTGCGTATCTCCATCGCAGAGTTCACCGGTTATTTCAAGGTCGGGTTCTTCGCCTTGGCCGAGGATTTTTACCTTTGCTTCACGGAAAGGAATACTAAGTTCTCGACAGATGTTTTCCAAGAAAAGAACATCATGTTTGAAAATTACACCGGATAAATCCTCTAGAAGTCCTCGGGGTAGTCGTACCATTTGCGTTGAAAATGCGGGGTGAATGCGTTAACCTCAATTTTTTGCTTTGCTAAACTCTAGCAGGGATGGCAGATTATTGGGGGCCCCGGCTATGGTACCTACTCCATACTTTTTCACTCAATGTATCCTTGTCCACGGATAATCGGCTCTTATGGGGACATTTCTTAAAAGCGTGCATAGCAAATATGAATTGTCGGAAGTGCCAAATTCATTTTTCCGAGGAGTTGCGTGGGATAAACATTAACGTAATTAACAAGGAGGAACTGGCAACTTGGTTCTATCACCTTCATAATGAAATTAATCGTGAAAATCTGAAAGCCATTTTTACCGAAGAACAATGGAATACCTTTAAGGCTCAGCCTTTTAGTAAGGAGAAGTTGCTTGTGGCTATAGATGAGCTGTCTGCGTATTTTTTAAAAAATGAGCAGACGACGCATTTGAATGCTGGGAGCGGTCGTATTTGGCGGGGCTATGCGGCTAGAATAATAATACAAATGTAGATTACGCAGTACAGACAATGGTCTGTTCGGGATCAGCCGTCATAGGTGCCATGTTTCTTGTAATACCTAACACATCTGAATTGAGTTGTGTATTACAAACATCCAGAATGTGCCAGTAGCCTACAGCCAGACCGGCTCCAAAAGCAGTGCTAATAAAGATACTGACACCGGTGTCACAGCCCATCTGGTACCGGATAGCCATGAAGGCTGCTAGAAGTACACCAGATGCTAGCAGACTGATTTGAGTACGGGACATACGACGCTGGTAGGCTTCAAAGAGGGACGTATTCCCCTTCTTCTTCATTAGAATCCAAGAGTTGTAGATAATAAAACAGAGAATAAAGGCTGTTTCGGTCATCCATTCGCTCGGAAATGTGAATGGTCGAGCGGTGCCGCTGTAAGGATAGCATGTATTAACACCGGCTTCTATGGGCACACTTAGTGCTGCAACAAAATCATCGCCAAGCATCGGAGCAAATTTTCCTAAAATAGACTGTAGTATGGTATTTAGAAAGAAAACCATGAGAACACCTAAACTAATTAGTGACCATGTGGGCTGAAAGAAGATAATTCCAAGAATCATGAAACTAACGGACATTGTAAAGGGGAAGTTTTGAAGACTATTCAAAGCGAACTCCCAGATGATTAAATCCGCAGTACGAATACTTAATGGTACAGGCATCCCTATTTTACAGGGATTTATTTATTGGTTCTTATCGGCACACACGTAAATCGGTTTTGAATCCGGGATTCGTTTTTCTAGCAGAGGTAAATGTAGAACATTTATTTGCCGGCGACCTAGAACAGCAACTATGAGTGAAACAAAGATAAAGGCTAAGATGATTCCGAGTAGAATGCTTAAGATTACGGACCACCACGGTTCGCAGTCAGTTACAAAGCGGATAATACCCAAGGCGGCCACGAGAATTCCAGTTGTAATTGTGAAAACGCGGAGCCAACTGGATGTCTGCGGCCTCATTGATAATTCATCTTTAAACATGTATTCTTGTGTGGAAACAAATCCGAAGATGTAGCCCATTACTGTCATGTAGTATGAAGGAACAGAGCCGCCGACTAATTCATCCGCGTGGCCCATGACTAACCAAGGACGAGACCATGCTGTTCCAGGAAAATGACCGCTACATTTATCAGCACCGCCTCCTAGAACACCACCTGCTTTTTCAAAAACAGGCCGTTGCCGTTTAATCATATCACTAAGAAGACCCTGTGTTAGACCTGTTGTAATAATTCCAGCAGCAAATGATGCTAGAGCCGGCTGCCAACCGAGAACAAAGGTTAGGAAAAGTGAACCGCTCAATAGAAGGTCGGGTAAGGTACGAAATCCGTAGCGTGCTTGACCACGGGCTTCTTCATATATGAATTTTGCGTTTTCTTCTAGCATCTGTATAACGCCAATACGTTGTCCCCGTTGGGCCATTTCTCCAACAGCAAATCGTGCGAAGTCTGCCATCCCTACATTATCCAATTATTTAAGGAGGGCGGGCGTTAAAAAGATAGATGGGTATTCCTTCTTTTTATAAACACCTTCTTCGGCGTTTTAAGAATATTACATCGGGTTCCTACAAGTCGCTTGTATTACCCGATGTTCTAAATGGGGGAAATGACGTGGCGGTCTTCATGTTAGATTTCAATTGTATCATTTATGCGGCTATGAAAACCATAAAGCCAACAGCTTCTGAGCCCTATGAAGTGGGTTTGCGTAGAGAAGTGGGTGTATGGCTGGATCGTCTAGTGGATATTGTTGGGCCTAGAGATGAAGTATTTATAGCAGTTGATGGTCCCGTGCCTCTAGCAAAGATTCATCAACAGCGTTTGCGTCGTTTCAAGTCTGTTTGGCTGCGGCGGCGGGACGTTGCCTTACGAGCAGAGTTGGGTCTTCCAGTGGCCACAGAGGGCTGGGACCGTAACGCAATTACACCAGGTACTGCGTTTATGGATGAGATGAACCGGTTTTTGGCTGCTTGGACTTTAAAATGGAATAAACGGGGAGGAAGCCAATGTGTCTTAAGTGGCTCAGATGAAGCGGGTGAAGGAGAACATAAGGTTATGCGACGCCTTGCTAAAATGACTGGCAAGAATGTGGTGATTTATGGCTTAGATGCGGATTTGATTCTGCTAGGAATGCTTCATGCTGATAAAACAGGAAATCGGGTCATATTATGCCGTGAAAATGGCGAAGGGACTGTAACTGATGTTGCTGAATTAACAATTCAGTTTTTTGACCCAACCGCTGTGTTAGAAGCTATGTGGCAAACACATTGCCGGGATGGAACACCGCGGTCTTTATGGCTACACGATTATGTCGCAATTATGTCTGTACTAGGAAATGATTTTATGCCACATTCCCTTGGCTGGTCCATCCGTGATGAAGCTATTGGATTTATTTTGGATGGCCTAGAAACAATTTGTTTCCAAGAAAAGGCAAGGCTAACTAAGGATGGAAAGATTAATCGTGCTGTTCTTTCAAAATTCTTTCAATGGTGCTCTGTCCAAGAATATAATCGTGTCAGTAATTGGCTGCGACAGAAAAAGAAGTGGTACCCGCCAGTTCTCAAGCAGATAGAACCATTTGCTAGGGCATGTGAAGAGGCAGAATCAGAACCAATGGTGCGTCAGACGGAGATGTTTTTGCTAGAAGATGGACAACTTTCATCGCAATGGAGGAAACTGCTAGAAACTTACCATTTCTCTTCTAGTTCAGCAGCAGAGCAGGGAGCAATTGAATTTATTCGGGGATTCCAATGGGTCTTCTCTTATTA